CCATAGCTTTCTTTGTCATATCTGCTGATGATCCTTGTATCAATCTATTAAGAGCCTTATATGTCCATGCTCTTTTTAAATCTCTACCATATTCTTTTTCCGCCTCCCACAATGGTAATGACTTGTGAATACCAAACGCTCGCGGTTCCCATAAATCAAAACGACATTTACGACCTAGTAAAGTTCTACAATAACCTACTTGGTCCGCGCGCCGTGTTGCTTGTTCCATTAACTGTTTAACAAACGGCACGTTAGCATGAAACCTGGCGAACAAGTCTTCTGTTTCTGTTTTATCTAATCCTAGTTGGCTAGCAAGTTTACCCTTACCCATGCCATACATCATACCAAGATTAATAGTTTTAGCGGTGCTTCTGTCTATGCCCGCCATATCGGCAACGGCTTGATGAAAGTCTGGATCTTCTGTTTGGTAAGATTCAATGACCTCGTCGGCGCCTTTCAAACCGCCACCGGTAAGCGCGGCGAAGTGGACAAGAACACGAGGCTCTTGTTGGCTATAGTCGAATGACCCCCACTTGCAACCCTCGTTTGGAACGAAGATTGATCGTATCATCGGTCCGATATTTTTGTTCCTCATTGGAACTTGCTGTAGGTTAGGATTGTTATACGAGAAACGTCCTGTGACTGTTCCCGCTCCTTCATCACTACGCATCTGATTTATATCGGCGTGAATTCTGCTGTTATGTGAATGTCTTAATATTGTATCAATAAAAGTTGTACGTGCTTTGTTAAACTCTCTAGCGTGCACAATCATTTTAGCTAAAGGGTGTTTGTGTGTATTTAAAAAGTTTTTATCAAACTTTGGTTGTTTAGTTTTTTCTGTGCGGTCGTATTTAATTTTTAATTTATCAAATGCTTTTGCTACGCTCACAGCGGCCCAAACATCAACATCAACTCCCGTATCTTTTTTAATTTGTAAAAGAACTGCGTTTTCTTTTTTTCGTAAATCTTTTTTTATTCTCTCTGCCTTGTTTAGATCAACACCTACACCGTTTGTTTTCATGTCGAGCAAACATGGAAAGAGCCGTGTTTCGAGGTCAAAGATGCTTGATAACTCTTGCTTTATTAATTCTACTTTGAAATATTGCCACAATCTAAGTGTAAGATCCGCGTCCTGTTCTGCATAACTACCAACATACATTGGTGGTAACTTATACATTTCACCTTTAGCATCTAGTCCCCACTCCTTTGCTGCTTCATATAATAATGCCTCTGACTTTGTTTCTTTAAGATAATCTCTACCAAGATCATTTAAGTTATATCTAAATCTATTTTCATCTATGAGCGGGGCTGCAACTAATGTATCAATAATTTTGCCTTTTACTTCTACACCCCACCAACGTAACCAACCTACGTCGTAAGCGGCGTTATGAAACACTTTATCACATGGAAGGTCCATGATCCGTTGTACTTGTCTCTTAATTATTTTTTCATCAAAATTACCACCGCCCTCATGTCTAATCGGAAAGTAACCTTTCCAACCTTCAACAGCGATAGCAACGCCAGCAATAAAACCTTCGTCTCTAGTCCAACCAGGTCCTTTTGTTTTAATACTTGGATCGCAAGTTTCTAAGTCAATAGCTATTTCTTTAGCGTCAGATAAATCTGGTATCTTCTCTGGTGGTGTCCACTCACTCGGTGGTTGGAATAGAGGAATCTGAGTCATTTATTTCTCCTGCGATAGCGGCGTAACCAGCCATGTCAATATAACAATCATGTGTTTTTTTATTTTTAAGTCTGGCAACTTTTACCAATAACATGCAAATAGCTACGTCGTGTGCTGATATTTTTTTATCAAGATAAGAACTCCATAGGTTAGCAATGTTTTGATGATTAGTAATTTTATCACCGTAGTCTTCTTGTCGTTGACCGGTAACAATGTTTATTGTTTCTTCTAAAATATTTTTACTTATTCTCATCAACCCTCTCTTTCTTTTGTACTGCTTGTAAATCATTTGTGAGTAGTTGTAAATCAAGTAGCAATAATTTAAGCTCTCTATCAACTTTTTCGCGGTTGAGTTTTGGTAACTCTGCACGTATTTTACGTACTTGTTTTTCTGTTACACGAACTTGTTTCAGTGCAGTGTCTATTGTAAACATTAAAATGCCTCCGTAAATTCTCTGTCCGATCGTGATCGAACTATGTTTAAGCTATGTCGTGCTCTTGTCATACCAACATAAAATACACGACGTTCTGAATCTCTGTGCCGCCAATATTCTTCATCAGCCTTTCTTCCTAAATCAGAGAATAACATTACATTGTCAACCTCTCCACCCTTTGCTCCGTGTATCGTAGATAAACGTACTCTTGGTTCCTTCGTAATCTTTTCACCTCTACGAAGAATGTTTTGAATGTAAATTCTTTTTTCTGGCTTTATGTTTTCTAAAGCTCTCATCCATTCTAATTCTTTGTCAACCTTTAATCCGTGGTCCGTGCTAAGTTCTTCAAAAATATACATTTTTTCTTTATCTGCACCCTTCATTGCTTTGTGTTCTTTGTCAACACCCTTGCCTGTTTTTATATACACGTAAAGATTTTTTGCTTCTTTGTAACTTATAGGTTTACCTTTTCTAACTCTTTCCCATGCAATGATAGCACTTTGTATTCTTTTATCTAATGACGTTCTATCTCCTCTAGCGTAAAACACACCGTCAGATTTTAAATCTATTTCTAGCTTATCTAAAATATATTTATCTCTAGCTAATAAAAGCCACTCACCTTGTTTAAGTTTACTAGATTGTAACTCTGGAAAAAATTTTATCTCACCGTCGTCTTCTCTACCAATCCATTTTTTCGGCACTCTATCTTTTACTCTACATATGAGCTTGTTTGCTTTTTGATGTATAAGTCTTGATAATCTGTAAGACTTGTTAAGAATAACTCTTTCACCTTCCATGTTTATTAAAAACTCTGGTCTTGCTCCACAAAATTTAAAGATAGCTTGATCGTCATCACCAGCGATGTAAACACGTTTTGCATTAGAAACAATTTTCTCTACCATCTTCCATTGTAACCAACTTAAATCTTGTGCTTCATCTATAATTACAACATCAAACTGTGGTATGTAATCTTCTGATTTTTTATTAAAACCAACAATCATGTCAGTAAAATCATATTTGTTTCTTGATTTTTTATAATCTTGTATAGATTTATCTATGTATTCTAATTTTTGTCGGCCGCCTTCTAAATGTCCTACTTCTGCAAAACCAAAGTAATGTTCTGTAGTTAGTCCTCTAACTTTTGCACCATCTATTACTTTTGTAAACACATCATCTGGAAAACTAACACCATAGTTTTCTACTCTTGCATTAGGATTACTTAATTTTATTCCTAGTTTTTTTGACACATAGTCATAGTCATCATCACTCATGACATTTTCTTCTCGTAAATGTAATTGTTGAAATGCCAAGCTGTGTAATGTTCTGAAATAAATAAAATCTTTTGAATTATAATTAAAATTTTGTAATGCCCTTGATAAAGCTTCGTCTGCTGCTTGATTAGTGAAAGCGAAGTAACCTATTTTATTTGGAAAAACTTTATTTTCTTTTATTTCTTTTTCAACAATATTTAATAAATATGTTGTCTTACCTGTGCCTGGTGGACCAAATATAATTTTTCTCATTAGAATGGTGTCTCCTCATCCATGTTAGGTCTGGCTAGTTCTGTATCAACTTTCTTTTGCCATGGCACATACCACATGTATGTTGTTTTATTTAAAACTTTTCTTCTTGTATCACCCCCACCTAACTTATCTCTTATGTGTGCTGTCATTTCTTGTGTGGTAAAATCTTTAAATCTATTTTTTTCTAAAAACTTTTCCAATGAATCCATCTTAAAAAATGCTGTCATCTTTTTTACTTTGTCTGCTTTGCCATTATCTGTTTTCTCTATGTATTCTTTTTCTTCAAACAAAGCTTTACCTATTCTTATTTCATCTATATTTTCTGCTTCGCCTTGATCTTCTAAAAACTTTTCTAATAAACTTTCAAACTTTCCTGTCTTACTTATTTCATACGGCAGTTTAATTACCTCTACCTCTTTCATCAAAGCTTGAATTTTTCTAGTCCACATTTGTTGTGGCATTAAATTAGGTAAAGCATGAACTTGATCCATGCATGCTAATCTAAACTTGTGTTGATTGTATAGTTCTTCTGTTGATACTCTCATTCTTTCTCCATCAATATTTAAAAACCATATTGATTTATCACTTTGAAACTTTGTTAAATCACTAACTTTGTAATCTATGTCATCACCTATGCCATATGGTCTAGTTCTACATTGTATTGAAGAACACACACCACACATTGGTTGATCTTTACACTTGTATTGATAATCTTTTTTCTCGTGTTGTCTTATTGTTTTTTGAACTTGTTGAGATCCTAACGGTCTCTCCATGTACTTGTGATTAAATTCATCTATTTTATTTTGCCAATCGTCTGGCCATTTCTTTTTTGCGTAAACTGCGTATTGATATAATGTGTTATCTCTACCGCCCTCTGGTATGCCCTGTCCCATCAATGTTGCTAAACAAGGTGGACCATCATCTAAATATGCTAAGTCTTTGTTTCTTTCTATTTTAAATTTTCTTAAATCTTTTTCGGTCGTGCAATAAGTATCATATAAAGAAAAGAACTCATCAAGAGTAGCACCGCCACCATCATCAGTAAAACCGTGACGCATACTGTCATCACCACCATGGTAGGGAAGATTAAGAAAGTTTCCAGTGTCTCCGCGGTCTGCTTTGATTTCAATTTGTTTTGGAAATACTTCACAATTTGCATAACCTAACTCTCCTGCCCACTCTATAAGTTTTTCTCTTATTAGTTTAGCTGGCACAGGTTCTTTTGTAAATAAAAAGATATGTGCGCCACCACTCTTTGATCTACACATAACTAAAGGTAATTTTAAATTTCTTATTTTACTAACAATAACGCCGTAGTCTAATGGATACGTATCTACATCTATACAACCCCATATGCATGTAGAATCATCACGTATTGGTATGATACCAAGGCT